TGTGTGCGAGGTGCGGGGTGAGCGGCGGCGGGGGCGGGGGGGGGGGGTGGGGGGGGGGGCCCCCCCCCAAACACCCCCCCCCACTGCCCCCCCGTCCTGGCCTATGTCGATGACATGGCCGAGAAGCGCACGGGGGTATCGAAGCAGCAGCAGGGCCTGGACCCCAACGCGCTGAGGCCGGATCGCACTGCCGCCGAGGTCATGATGACCGCCAACGCGGCCAAGCAGCGGATCAAGTTGATTGCCCGCATCTTCGCTGAAACGCTGGTCAAACCGATCTTCCAGGGCATTCTCAAGCTGCTGACGGATGGGGAAATGGAGCCCATCGCGTTCCGCTTGAGGGGCGAGTTCGTCCAGTACGACCCGAACGAATGGCGGGATCAGTACGACATGACGATCAATGTCGGCCTGGGAACGGGCGACAAACAGCAGCAGATCGCCTTCTTCCAGCAGCTGTTCCAGATGCAGATGGGGCTGTCTCAGACGCCCTATGCGCAGCTGATGATCCAGCCTCAGAACATCTACAACACGGCCGCGAAGATCGTTGAGTTGATGGGGCAGAAGAACGTGGGCGACTTCCTGGGGAACCCGCAGGGCAAGCCGTTGCCGCCGAGCCCGCCGCCGCCTCAACTGCAGTTGGAACAGGCTAAGATGCAGATGCAGGGTCAGATGAAGCAGGCCGAACTGCAGCAGAGCATGCAGGCCAAGCAAATGGAGCTGGAGTACAAAGCCCGCGCCGACCAGATGGAGCGCGAGATGCAGGCGCAGGTCGAGGCAGTGAGGCAGCAGGCCCAGCAGCAGACCGATGCTCAGCGCATGGCGATGGAAGAGCGCATGGAGCAGATGAAGTCGTTCTACGAGAACCAGCGCCGTGCCGAGGAAATGGCCTTCCAACGTGAGAAGTTGGAACTTGAGGTTGCAGCGAAGGTCGAGGTAGCGAACATCAGCAGCAAGGCCAAGGTGGCGAACAGTGCCACGGAAACCGCCACCGCGGAGATCAGCAGGGAGGTGAAGCCGTGACCGACCAGCAGCTTGTCGATATGGGCACGAATGCCCGCTTGGTGCTGGACAACCCGGCCTTTACGAGCGCGATGGAGCAACTGCACCGCCTCAACGTCGAGGCGTTCAAGAAGTGCGATCTGCGCGATGCCGAAGGGCTGCGTCTGGCGCGCCAGTTTGCCGCCGTGACCGACGACTTCGAGCAAATCCTGCGGCGCATGGTCGAGGGCGGCAAGCTGGCCGCGATCAAGCTGGATCAGCACAGGAACGAGAGCGCGGCCAAGAAGGCGCTGCGTAGGTTTTCACGGTAGTCGCCTACCAACTGGGCCTCCGCAGTGATGCGCGCCCGTAGCCACCTCTGGCGACAAGGGGGGTGGTTCTGACTGAGGTACATCGAATGGACGGACAAGCCGATACGGCCCCGGTTTCTGCTGATGAAGTGGCGCGCTTTCTGGTCGATAACCCGGACTCTGACCGGGCCGACGATACTCAGAAAGCGCAGCCATCTGGCGCGTCCCCCGAGCAGGACACGGACGAGCCTGACAACGTAGACGACAGCCCGGATGATGGGGAAGAGGGCGATGAGCCCGATGACGCCCCGGAGCAGCCCCAGGATCCGACAAGCGGTCGCAAGTTCAAAGTCACCGTCAAGGGCGAAGACGGCGCGGACCTCGAACAAGAGGTTGACGAAAAGGAACTCATCGCCGGCTACCAGCGACATGCGGACTACACCCGCAAGACGCAGGAGCTGGCGCGGCGAGAGGAGCAGGCCACGGAAGTGGTGAAGGCCAAGGTTGCCGAGGCCCAAACCCAGTTCGTGCAGCAGGCGCAGATGGCACAGGCGGCTGTGCTCCAACTCGCTGGGCTGAAGAGCCCGCAGGAAATGATGGCGCTCGCGCAAGCGGACCCGGCCGGCTACGTCGCCGAAATGGCCCGCGCGGATCAGGTGAGGGGCGTTCTCACGAACATCCAGAATCAGATCCAGCAGGCGCAGTTTCAGCAGCAGCAGGAACGGCAGCAGGAGATGCAACAAGCATATGCCCGCTGCTGGGGTGTGATCGGGCAGAAGGGCATCGACAAGCCCAAGCTGCAGCACATCTTCGAGACGGTCATGAAGGACTACGGCGTGCCGCAGAAGCGGTTCTCCAACCTGAACGACCCGGCCCTGGTGCTGATCATGAACGACGCCGTCGCTTACCGGGAACTTCAGCGCAAAAAAGCCGAGGTGACGAAGAAGGCCGCGGATGCACCGCGCCTGCCTCAGAAGCAATCCGTGCCCCGCAACGACACGCGCGAGAAGCGCCAAGTCGAGCGGCTTCGCAGCGGCCGGGGGAGTCGTGACGACCTCGCCGCTTTCATCGCACGCAACAACCTCTAGGAGTCGTCATGACCCAACTGACCAACACGTACGACCGGTACGACGCCAGCAACAACGTCCGCGAGGATCTGGTGGACTTCATCTCCCGCCAGGACCCCGAATCGACGCCCATCGTCTCGGCGGCCGGCCGCGGCAGCGCCAAGCAGACCTTCCACGAGTGGAGCCGGGATGCCCTGCGCGCGCCGAACGCCAACAACGCCGCGATCGATGGCGACCAGGCGACGGCCTCGGCCAAGACCCCCCCGAACCGCGTCGGCAACTATTGCCAGATCTTCCAGGACACCGTGACCATTTCCGGTCGCGCCGAGGTCGTGGACAAGGCCGGCAAGAAGTCCGAGATGGCCTACCAGAAGGCCAAGATGTACAAGGAGCTGCAGCGTGACGTCGAGGCCATGGTGGTCTCGGCCAACCCCGCCGTGCTCGGCAGCGGCGCGGCTGCGGCCAAGTCTGCCGGCCTTGGCGTGCTCCTGTACAGCAACGCGAACCACGGCGCCGGCGGCTCGACCGTGGCCCACACCTCCGGCGCCGCCACCGTGGCGCCAACCCCAGGCACCCCCCGTGCGCTGACCGAGAGCATCTACAAGACCACCCTGCAGACGACCTACACGGCCGCAGGAAAGGTGCCGAAGACGGCGTACTTCTCGCCGGCCTCCAAGGTGGTCGCGTCCGCCTTCGTGGGCATCGCCGGCATCCGCAAGGACGTCAAGGGCGAGGAGCAGGCCACCATCGTGGCGGGCGCGGACGTGTACGTGTCGGACTTCGGTTCGGTCGCGCACATCCCTCACTACATGATGGCCGCCGGCGGCATGGTCTTCGGCATCGACAAGAGCGAGGTGGACATCGTCTACCTGCGCCCATTCCAGGCCAAGCCGCTCGGCCGCTTGGGGGACGCCGACAGCGAGCAGATCCTGGTGGACGCCACCCTGCGCGTGAAAGCCGAGAAGGCCTGCTGGAAGATCGCCGACCTTTCCGGCACCTGATCCATATCAGGCGAGAGCAACGAGGGGCCCTTCGGGGCCCCTTTTCTTTGGGGAGCTGCCCATGGAATTCGGCCACTTCAAGATCGATGAGGGCGTTAACCCGCAAACCGGCGTGCGCACGATCTACCACTTTGAAGGCGATCAGGTCGTGTGCGAGAAGGTGTACGACGCTGAGCCATACCTGCGCCGCGCGCAGGAGATGCGCGAGCGCAACGACGGCAGGCGATGGGGAGAAGGCAAGGAGGTTGGTGTGATCCCGCCGTGGGAGTCTCACATCCTGCAGATCCCTGACGACGCCGAGCGCGAGCGCGCCATGAAGGCGTTCTTCCGCGCGAACCCGGCGTTCTGCGCGTATCCAGCCTACCTGAAGGCCTGAGCCCGATGGCGATCTCAACCTACGCCGAGCTACGCGCTGCGATCATCAACTGGTCCAACCGTGGCGACTCGAAGTTCGCCAATGCGGTGCCGGACTTCGTGCGCCTGGGCGAGACGAGACTTTTCCGCATGCTGCGGTTGAGCACGATGATCAAGTCCGACACGCTGACGACGACGCCGGCGGTACGCACGATCTCGCTGCCGGCCGATTGGCTGCAGTTCAAGGCGCTGCGCACTGACCGCGGACCCCTGGAATACCGCCCGGTGGACGAGATCTATGCCGCGCGTGACCCGTGGCAAGGCGTGTACGGCATCGAGGGCGCGCAGCTGGTGCTAGGGGCTACGCCGGATGCGGTTGAGCCCATCGAGGTACGCTACTACGCACGCCCTGTAGCGCTGCAGGGGGACGGCGATACCAACCAGTTGCTGGTTGCCAGCCCGGACCTGTACCTTTTCGCAGCACTCATCGAGGGCGCCGTCTGGCAGAAGAACCCCGACGAGGCGGGCCGGTTTGGCGCCCTGCTGGACAAGGCCATCGATGCGGCCAAGAGCGCTGATGGTGCCGCAATGATCAGCGGCTCGCCGCTGAGGATGCGTCGGCGATGAAGCCGATCATCGGATTTGCCCCCGACGCCGACCCGACGACGCCGGGCGTGCTGACCGACTGTCAGCATCTCGTGCCCTTCGAGGCCGGGTTCAAGGGTGCGCCGGCGCCTGTCCCGGCGGCGCTGGCCGCCCTGGCCGCACCCTGCCGCGGCGCCGCGGTGGTGACGAAGCTGGACGGGACGCGCCGCGTCTTCGCCGCCACCCAGACGCACATCTACGAGGCGACGGGCAGCGCCTGGACGGACCGCAGTAAGCCGGGCGGCTATACCGGCTCGACGGAATCGCGCTGGAGCATCTGCCAATTCGGGGACACGACCATCTTCTCCAACCTGGTCGACCCCATGCAATCCTCGAACGCGGCAGCATTTGCCGACATCGCCGGCGCGCCGCGCGCAAAGATCGTGGTCAGCGCTTCCAACAACTTCGTGATCGCCTTCGGTACGAACGAAGGCACCTACGGGGTGTCGCCGGATCGCTGGTGGTGCTGCGCGCAATCGGATCAGACGAACTGGACGCCGAGCGTGGCCACCGGCGCGACCACCGGCCGATTGGTGGCTGTGGAGGGCGCCATCCAGGCAGCTCTGCCGCTGGGCGACTATGTGGTGGCCTACAAGGCACGCGGCATCTTCCTCGGCCAGTTCGTGGGGGCCGCGCAAGGCTCCTGGGCCTGGCAGGCGATCCGCGGTGCTGAGGCCGGCGCGGTGGGACCGGAGGCTGTCTGCGACATCGGCGGTGTGCATTTCTTCGCCAGCAACGACGATTTCTGGCTCTTCGACGGCACGGCGCCAGTTTCGATTGGTGACGGCGTGGTGAGGCGCTGGTGGGCCGATAACTGCAGCCCGACCTATCGCTACCGCACCTCGGTGAGCTACGACCGGCGCAACTCGCTGGTGCGCGTGCGCTACCCGTCGAAGAACAGCACCGGGGCACTGGACCGATGCTTGGTCTACCACACGAAGCGCAAAGCCTGGGGCGTCGATGACATGGTGGTGCAGGCTCCGCTGAACTACATCGCGCCCGGGGTCGCCATCGACGGCCTGGATTCATATGCGCCGACCATCGACGCGCTGCCCAACGTGCCGGTGGACTCGCAATTCTGGATGGGCGGCGGCGAGACGCCGGCCTTCTTCGACGCCTCCAATCAACTGCAGTCGCTGTCCGGCGTGTGCGTCGATTCCAGCCTGACCACCGGCGACATAGGAGATGACGATGCTGTGACCATGATCGAGCGCTTCCGTATCCGCTTCACGAGGAACCCGGCCACGGCGGAGGCGACTGGCCTGCGGAAGTGGACGGAGGGTGAGGAGTTGGTGCCCGACGCGATGTGCGCGCTGAACGACGGCAAGTTCGATCTGCAGCAGTCCGGCCGCTGGCATCGCGTGCGCGTGGACATGACGGGCGACCACAGCGAGACGCTGTACGCGCCGGTGCTCAAGGTGGTGGGCGGACGATGAACAAGCTCGAACCGGATCCGCGCGTCACCCAGGGCACTGGCTTCTTCAATGCCCTCATCGAGTGGATGCGGCGCGCTGCGCTGGCGGTGAATGCGCTGGTGGACGGCCTGTCGAAGGCGCAGATCGACATCAACGGCAAGGTGTCGAAGGCCGGCGACACGATGAGCGGCGACCTATTGCTGTTGTCCACACCCGCCACTTCCGACAACAGCACCAAGGCGGTGTCCTCCTCTTGGATTCGTGGTGCGATGTTGAATATCGCCACTGCTGCCGGCTTCGTGATCAGCCTCGGCACCAATGCGAGCTATGTGAAGTTTCCTTCCTGGCTTGGCAGTTGGCTCATCCAGTTCGGCACGTTGGTGGGCACGACGGGCGGCAGCGGAAACATTACGGTCACGTTCCCCGTCGCGTTCGTCGACAACCGGGCATCCGTTGCATCGAATGGAGACGCTAGCGCGGGCAACGAGCCGACCACCATCGCCAACAGCAGTACGACGGGCATGAACGTCCTGTTCGTCGGGCTCGGGGCTGGCGCCGCCCGGCGTGCCAACTGGATCGCTGTGGGGAACTGACATGAAGTTCTCTCCTTCCATGCTCGGCTGGTACGCCGATTTCCAGAACTACCCGGACCTGCCGTCCGATCTGATCGACGTGCCCGATGAGATCTACCGCGACCTGCTTGGTAAGCAAATCGAAGTCGGTCCGGACGGCATGCCGCGTGAGTACGTGCCGCCTCCGCCGAGCATGGATGACACCGCTGCCCTGCTTCTGCGAGCGGTAGATGAGCGTCTCAATGCTGCGGCCCGCCTCAAGGGCTACGACAGCATCGTGACGGCGGCGCTGCGTGCCGGCTATCCCGGTCCGTTCCACGACGAGGGCGTCGTCTTCGCGCAGTGGATGGACCAGACCTATGCCCACTGCTACGCGGTGCTGGCCGATGTGCAGGCCGGCCGCCGCCCTGTGCCCACCGAGGCCGAACTGATGGCTGAACTTCCAGCCGTCCCCGAATTTTCAGGAGCATCCAATGGCTGATGACAGCATGTGGACCGGCGGCAGCGCCGCTTCCAACCCCTACCTGCAGCAGTCGAACCCGTACCTGCAGCAGATGATCGATTCCTCCTCGCAGGACTTGATCAACAACTACGACCTGTCTGCGCAGCCCGCCTTCAACGCGGCGATGGTGCGCTCGGGGTCGTTCGGAAATTCGGGCATCGATGAGATGAACCGGCAGGCACAAAGCCAGCTGCAGCAGAACCTGGGCAACCTGTCCAACCAGATGCGCGCGCAGGACTACAACAACCAGCTCGGGATGTACCAGTGGCAGCAGCAGTTCGATGCGGGCAACTACTGGAACAATCAGAATTTCAATCGGAACGTCTACAACGATGCGTTCACGCAGCAGCAGGCCAATTTCAACAACGGCCTGGGGCTGCTCAACCTGCTCAACGGCTTCAGCCAGCAGGACCTGAACAACGCCACGACGATCCAGAACACGCCGCTTAACTACCTGCAGCAGTTCGCCAACACGGCCGGCGGCCTGGGCTCTGGGGGCAGCACGCAGACGATTAACGGCAACCAGCAGAGCGATCCTGTGTCGGCGGCCATCGGCGGGGCCATGGCCGGCAACCGCATTCAGAACGCCTGGAACACCAACCAATACAACAGCGGCACCAACTACTCGAACGACCTGGCGAACCTGGGCAACTCGAACAACTGGTGGGGGACGGGCGGCTGATGAGCACGGTTTCCGATGCCGTCACCGGCGCTGTGCGGCATGCCATGTCCGCGGCACGCCACGACAAGATCGATGCGCTGGAGGCGCTCATCCGTGCCGAGTGCCCGGCCGTGGAATGCCCAGTGCGGAACCACTTCGCGCCCGGCGTCTACGCGCGCGAGATGACGATCCCGGCCGGCACGGTGCTGACCGGCAAGATTCACAAGACCGCCGCGCTGTCGATCATGAGCAAGGGCGCGCTGCTGCTCTATATGGAAGACGGCACCACGAGGGAAATTCGGGCGCCGTTCACCTACATCGCACCGCCCGGCACACGCCGCGCCGCGTATGCGCTGGAGGAGACGGTGTGGACCGTGATCCATCCAACCGACCTCACCGACGTTGACGAGATCGAACGCCAGTTCATCGCGCAGACGCCGGAGGAATTTCGTCTGTTCTGCGAGTCGCAGTTGAAGCTGGCGCCCAGCGCCGCGGAGGGTAGTTGAATGTCTTGGGGTGCAGTGGCTGGCGCAGCGGTCGGCGTTGTTGGAAACGCACTTTCTTCGGACGGCGGCGGTGGCAGTTCGTCTTCATCCGGCCCGTGGGCGGCCGCGCAGCCGTGGATGGCCCGCCAGGCGATCCAGGGCAACGCCCTGCAGGACCTGTACACGCAGAGCCCGTTCAATCAGCAGCAGCTCGCGGCGTACAACAACCAGTTCACCCTGTCGGACTACGCCAAGAGCATCCTGCCGGGCCTCCTGCAATCGCTGGGGTCGCAGCAGCTCGGGTACGACCGGAAGAACCCCGATGCGAGGCCGCAGGCGATGAACTGGGGTGACCTCGGGCTGCTGGGCGCCAACTTCCAGAGCCTGCTCGGCGCCCAAGGTCGACAGAACGACATCGACGCGGCGAAGCTGGCATTGGGCAATGCAGCCATCGCCGGGGACACCAACGCGGCGGCGCAGCTCGGGCCCGGCTTCGTCTCGTACGGCGACCTGAAGCCCAACAGCAAGTAGGAGGGCGCCATGTTCGGCTTGTTGGACTACCAGGACCAGAACCCGATGGCATCGGCCGGGCTGCTGCAGGGCGGCCTGCTGGCCAACCAGGTGCAGAGCCAGATGCAGCCGCAGAAGGTGTTCACGCAGCAGTCGCAGGCGTCGCCGGTGCTCAGCATGCTCATGGCGCAGGGTGCGCAGATCCCCTGGAACGGCTCCTATGGCACGTTCCGCTACGGCTCGGCGCCGCCGGGCGCGATGCTGACGAACTGGGCGCCCGGGCAGTTGGGCTCCTCGTCGCCGGGCACGCCGAAGGCGAGCAACACCGAAGTGGAGTCGGACATGCGCCAGTACCTGGCGATGGGCGGGCGTGACCCGCTTGGCCTGTACTCGGGTTACTACAGCCCCGAACGTCAAGCCGAGTTGAACAAGCAATACCTGGCGAACCAGCCGTGAAGGGGAAGTGATGGCGGGACTATTGGAAACCCTCATTGAAGACCCGCAGTTCCAACTTGGGATCGGCCTGCTGGCTGCTGGCGGCCCGGGGCAGGGCTCGACCGGGCAGCGCATCGCCGGTGCTTTGCAGAACTGGCAGGCGCAGCAGCAGGCTCTCCAGCAGAACAAGCTCAAGATTGGCCTGCTGGAAAGTCAGATCGCGGAGAACAAGTCGCAGGATGCGTTGAGGCGGGCTCAGCTCGACCGTCAATCGCGCCAGGACGCCTATTTCCTGGGTGGCGGCTTCGGGGCGCCTGGTTCGGCTTCTGCCGCTTCGCCCGGGGCAGACTCGGCCACGGCCGGGGTGGCGTTGAAGGCTGCCGCTGGAGCACCGGCGGATACGCCCGCACCATCGCAAGGCAAGTTCGCGGAATGGTCGAAGCAATTCGGCATCCCCGTTGACGCCCTCGTGGCCGACTACTTCAGCAACGGCGGTAAGGGAATCGCGGACATGCTGTTCAAGCGCGGCACGCCGGACATGCAGGTGACGGGCGGCTACGCCTACGACAAGAACAGCATCAAGCCGGGATTCCTGCCGTCCCTGAACACCTCACAGGACGGGAAGTCCACGCTGACGCTGATCGACCCGCGCACCGGGCTGCCATCGGTGATGCCCACGCCCGGCGCCGTTGGCGCCTTCTCGGCCTTCCAGAACGCAGCCGGCCAGGCGCAGGCGAACTGGACGCCGGAGACGGTGCTGGGTCCGAACGGCGAGAAGGTCCTCCGCTCCCGCGCTGAGGTTCTCGGTGGTCAGCCTGCGCCCGGCGGCGCACCGGCCGGCTACGGCACCGAGGCGCAGATGCGCACGACCGTGGCTGGTGACATGGGTGCCGCACCAGGCGCGGCTGCGCGCGAGATCGCCGCCCTGCGCCGTGATCGGGAGAAGGTGCCGGATCAGGCGTCCAAGGCGGCCATCGACGCCGAGATCGCGCGCCTGGAAGGCCAGCAGGCGCAGTACGGCGCGGCGCCGCTGGTGACTGCGGGGAACGTAACAGAGCTGTCTCCGGCCCAGCAGGGGCAAATCAGCGCGCAGCGAACCATGACGGATGCCCTGGGACGCGCCGCTGCAGAGGTGGTATCCACCAGCCAAGCGGGCGCTCAATCGGCCCAAAGCACGCTGCAGAACGTCCAGCAGATTCGCTCCGGCCTCGACAAGGCATTCCTGGGTCCGGGGGCGAATGCACGTGTGGCGCTGGCGCAGATTGGGCAGGTGCTCGGTGTGGGCGGCAAAGACGATGCGGAGCGCCTGTCGAACACCCGCAATGCAATCCAGGGTCTTGCGCGACAGGAACTGTCCGCCGCCGGGCAGATGAAGGGGCAGGGGCAGATCACCGAAAACGAGCGCGCCATCCTGCGCCGCGCCGAAGCGGGCGACATCAGCAACTTCACTCGGCCGGAACTGGATACGCTCCTTGGCGCCCTGGAGAAGACGGCCAACTACCGCATTCAAAGCCATCAGAACGTGATGGAGAAGGTCAGGAGTGGCGCTTCTCCGGTGGATGTGTTGGACACGCAGCCCAAGGTTGAAACGAAGCCCGCGCAACAGCGCCCAGTGTTTGAGACTCGTCCTCCGGCCAAGGACTACAAGGGAAAACGTATTCGCGATAGCGACACCGGAAAGATCTACCAGTCTGACGGGCTGATCTGGAAAGAGGTGGGCTGATGGCCTATGAACTCATCGACGAGGGATCGGGCGCTCGCGCCAGGTTCGAGCTACTGCCTGATGAGCCTGCTGTCGTGTCCACGGGCAAGGCGCTGAACAGCATCCCTCGGCAGTTGGGCCTCACCACACGCTATGCGTTGGAGGGGCCGGCACAAGCGGCGCAGATCGTGACTGAGCCTATCCGCCAGTTGGTGACCGATCCGCTGCTGCGCCTGTTCGGGTGGCAAGGTCAATCCAAGCCGCTGGGGGAGGTTGCATCAGATGCTGCCTCTGGTGTTGGACTCCCGACTCCGGAGACGCCTACGGAGCGCGTAGTTGGCGATGCGACTCGCCTCGTCGCCGGTTCCGGTGGCATGCTTGGTGCGGCTCGAGCGGCTTTTGCACTTCCCGGGCTGGGTGGCACGGTGGGCTCGTCGCTTGCAGCCAATCCCGCGCAACAGTTGAGTGCGGCTGCTGGCGGGGGGCTTGCTGGCGGCGCATCCCGGGAGGCCGGGGGAAGCCCGCTTGAGCAGGGCATCGCCACCGTGGTCGGGTCCGTTGCAGGAGGGATGGCGCCCGCAGGCATTTCACGAGTCACCGGCGCGGCACGCAGTGCGTTCACGCCGAAACTGACCCCGCAGGAGTTGGACGTTCGGATATCTGGCCTGGTGGAGCGTGCTGGGGGTGACTGGTCGCGAGTACCGGAGCGTGCGCGCCAATCTCTGAGGCGCGAACTGGGGGCAGCGCTCAAGGCCGGCGAAGAGGTGGACCCTGCCGCTGTTCGCCGGCTGGCCGATTTCGCTTCCGTAGGTGCTACTCCGACGCGGGGGATGGTCTCGCAGAACCCGGTGCAGATCACTCGGGAGATGAACCTCGCGAAGATGGCCGCGAACAGCTCTGACGGTCAGCTTCATGGGCTTCCGCTCCTGCAGAACCGAAACAACAATGTCCTGATCGGCCGCCTGAACGATCTAGGGGCATCGGCGGGGGGTGAAGCCAGGGATGCAGGGCAGACGGTGGCCGGCTCAGTGCTCGCACGACAGGAGGCGCTGCGCGGCGCGGAGCGTACGGCTTGGGATGCAGCCAGAAATGCGCCCGGGTACTCGACCCAGCCGATTTATCCAGATGCCCTGAACAGGATCAACCAAGCGCTCGGCGACGAGGGGATGATGCCGTTCATGAATCCGACCATCAGTCGATACATGGAGGCATTCCAGACCGGGCGGCAGCCTTTCACCGCGCAGGCATATCGCAACCTGCAGTCCATGCTGTCGAACGAGATGAGCCAGGGCGGCAACACGGCCGCAGCCGCTCGGATCGCCCGGAATGCTCTGGAATCGACGCCCATCGCTCCGATCACCAACCCTCGGGGGATTGACCTGGGACTGGCCCCCGTCACTGGGCAGATGGCTCAGGCTATGCGCAATGCGGATGCACAGGCTGGAAGTGCGATTGAGGCGGTGAACCGAGCCAGAGCTGCTACGAGGGCGGCCTATGCATTCGAGGAGTCCTCCCCGCTGGTGCGGCAAGTGCTATCTGCAGGTCGGTCTGCCGAGCCGGAGAGGATCGCGCAGAACTACGTCATCAACGGCTCTCTGAGCGAGGCGAGAGAGATTGCTGGCGCTGTCGGCCCCGCCGGAAGAGAGACGATCAAGAATGCCCTGGTGAACCACATCAAGCAGCAAGCCCTCAGCGGACGGGCGGATGAGGTTGGCACCGTGTCTCAGGCGGCGTTGAACAAGGCGCTCAACAAGATCGGCGACCAGAAGCTGTCATTGTTTTTCGGCCCCGAGGAACTGGCGCAGTTGAGGGCTGTTGGACGGGTCGCGAGCTACATGCAGAACCAACCAGCAGGCTCTGCGGTGAACAACAGCAACACGGCTGGTGCGGTGATGGGACGGCTACTCGACCTGAGCACGAAGGTCCCAATCATCGGCCCGAACATCGGCCAGCCTTTGCGCAACATCGAGGTCAGCGTTGGGCAACGAGCCGCGCAGAACATCACTCCCGGGCTTCTTGCCAATCCCCCCGTTCAGCCGCTTAGGGAGACGTTGCTTCTTCCCGGCGCCGCCATCGGTGGGGGCCTACTTTCCTCTCAGTGAGTTGATGACGGCCAGGATCGCCAGGCCGACCAAGTAGCCGAGAAATATCGGGTCGAAGTTCACGGCCCGATTCTAGAACCCCATCAAGCGCCTCCGGGCGCTTTTCTCGTTTCTGGAGCCCACATGCCAGTCACCACCGACATTGCCAACCTATCGCAGACGCCTGCACTGAACAACCCGGACGGCGCGACCGATCCGCCGAGCGTGCTGGATGACCAGTTGCGCTACCACGGGTCGTTTATCGCCATGCTGCGAGATGGCGCTGGCTTCTCAAGCAACGCCATCACCGGCGCGCTCGGCTACACCCCCGTGCAGCAGGGCACCGGCCCGAGCCAGACCAGCAGTGCTGTCAAGATCGGATGGGACGGCACCAGTCGGTTGCGCGTGCAGGTCGATTCGACCGACTACGGGAACACTTGGCCGATCGACATCGCAGGCAACGCCAACACGGCCACCACCGCCACTACGGCGAGCAACGCGACCAACCTCGGCGGAACCGCCGCGGCCGAGTACGTGAAGCGCGGGACCCCCAACGTCTTCACCATCAGCTACGACACGGTGAATGGACGGTCGGTGATCAACGTGGACGGGAATGCTCAGGCCGTTTACACGACGTGGGGAAACGTCAACGGCCGGCCGTCCGACCTCGCCAGCTTCACGAATAGCCCGGGCTATACGACGGCGGGCGCCACCATCCAACGCCTGGACACAGTGACCGGTATGGGACGGGTCTCCGGCCAGAACGCGCTGTATGCCCAGGTGACGGGGGTGGGCAACGTGTCATGGGGCTACACCATTTCGGACGAGCGCCTGAAGCTCGACATCGCCGACACCGCGGCTGACTCGCTGGAGAAGATCGACCGCATCCGCTTCGTGGGATTCCGCTTCATCGAGGGAATCGACAGCGGCGCCCCGCACGACGTGGGCGTGATCGCGCAGGAGGTGGAGCGCATCGAGCCGCGCTGGGTGTTGCAGGGCGACACCTGGAAGCAGTTGGATGTCGGCGAGATGCTGCTAGACGCCATGCACGCGATCCAGCAGTTGCACGGCCTCGTACAGGCGCAGGAGGCGCGCATTGCCGCGCTGGAGGGCCGGGCGTGACCTACGACTCGCGCCCCGGCGATCTCACGGGCCAGAAGGTGACCCGCGTCATCGACATGAAGCTGCCGCTGACGTGGCTGCTGAGCGTGGCGGCGGCCATTGTGGGCGGCGGCTTCGGCCTTTACTACAAGCTCGACCGGCTGGGCGAGGACGTGACCGACATGAAGATTTCGGTCAAGGCCGGCAACCAGGCCACCGCCACAGTGCAGGGCGAGATCGCCATCCTGAAATTCCGGATCGAGAACCTTGAGGCCGAGAAGCGGGCCACGGGAGGGATCGTGCGATGAACTTCGACCAAGCCTTCGAGCGACTTCTCGGTCACGAGGGCGCGTACGTCAACAACCCCAAGGATCCGGGCGGGGAGACCATGTGGGGCGTCACCGTCGACGTGGCGCGGCAGCACGGCTACACCGGCCCCATGCGCGACCTCCCGATTGACACGGCGAAGGCGATCTACCGCAAGTCGTACTGGGCCCCGGTGCGCGCCGACGAGCTGCCCGAGGGCATCCGCTTCGACGTGTTCGATGCTGCGGTGAACCACGGGCCCAGCCAGGCCGCCAAGTGGCTGCAGCGCGCCGTGGGCACGACGCCCGATGGGGTGATCGGCGCCGTCACGGTAGGTGCAGCGCGCGCGGCCGGCCCGCAACTCGGGGCGCACTTCAACGCCCAGCGGCTGCGCTTCTATACCGACCTCGCCACGTGGCCCTCGTTCGGGCGCGGCTGGGCCCGGCGCGTGGCCGCCAACCTGCAGGAGCTGGCATGAGCGACATCGACTGGAAGAAGATCGTCGCAGGCGTTGCGCCGGCGCTGGGCGCAGCCCTTGGCGGTCCGCTGGCAGGGCAGGCCGTTGCCGCGGTGGCTGCGGCCCTTGGCCTGGGCGCGGACGCTTCCGAGGGCGATGTGGCCGAGGCCGTCATGGGCCTGACCGGCGATCAGCGAGTAGCCCTGAAGAAGGCCGAGCAGGACTTCCAGCTTGAGCTGGCCCGCATCGACCAGGCGCGCGAGGCTGCTGGGCTGGCCGACACCGGCAGCGCTCGGCAGCAGACGGTGGCCCTGGCTC